ATCAACACCATCAACACCATCAGCACCAGTTTCGCCTTGTATACCTTGCGGACCAGTAGCACCATCAACACCATCAACACCATCAGCACCAGTTTCGCCTTGTATACCTTGCGGACCAGTAGTACCATCAGCACCATCAGCACCAGTTTCGCCTTGTATACCTTGAGAGCCTTGGTCTACAATCGAAGAAATAACATTATCAACAATCGTGATATTATTTCCCGCAGTTAATTCATCTTGTTTATCGTTTAATGCCGTCTGTAATCCATCTGTTTTTGCTATGGTTAAATCACCATCATGGATATTAGGTTGTTTACTAGACAAGGCGTTACTTATGTCAATAATTTTTTGATGTACATCAATATTTTGTATCACTAAACTTGCGTCCACAATTATTTTATTGGCACTTAATTGCTGATTAATGACTAAATTACCATTCATCGTAGTATCTCCTATTATATTACTTATTTTTGTGGTATTATTGAATACAGCCGGTACATCACTTATAAAAGACATTATATTATATGAATATATATATAAATTTGAGAAATACTATGAAGTATTCAAAATAAAAAGTTAAAATAATGACTAAGTTTCTATTAATATACAATTGGAACTAATGCTACATAACCACTTTATCATCCATTTATATAATTAGAGACAAAATTATGATATATTTGTTCAACAATCGCAACTACATTTTATTTAAGGCTTGTACGATTTGACGTAATTATAGTAAGTGGTATAATAATATGTTTTACACCTACATACCATTATTGGATAAGTATATATAAAGCTTTACTATAATTTATTAAAATTATAATTATTACTTAGTCACCAAAATAAATACTATGTCTTTGTCTGCTAAGAATAATGGACTAAAATACAATTTAGAAATCTAAAAAATGATTTGACGTTTATACATGCTCTTTATGCTTACATATTTAATAATTTTTTGACGTGCATCGTTCGATCATATAGAATTTAATAAAATATATTCTTGGTGTGGACAATGACTTTCTTAATGTAGTCATAATCAAATGGCACCGAGTTTAGAACATTCTTGATCATTGAAAATTAATAATACGTACATAGTATAGGTATATATTATTTGTTAAGATATTCTTGGCATTTTTTGGTGAGTTGATGCCTTTTTATTTGACCTTGTGTTACGGTAGAATTACAAATGGGACACTTAACTCTTCCATTTTGTTTTTCTTTGATAATTTCCTTATTTTCTTGATAATATAGTTTCTTTTTTTCTGCTATTTCTTCTTGGCGTTCTTCATTATATTTTTTTTGTTTTTCTTTGAGTTCTTCTTTGTGTTCTTGATAATATAGTTTTTTATTTTGCTTTATATTTTCCTTATGTTCTTGATAATATAGTTTATGTTTTTCTGCTATTACTTCTTTATGTTCTTCATTATATTGTTTATCATATTCTTTATGTTCTTCAATAGGTCTATGTGCTTTTCTACTATTTACTAAATTTCGATGTTTATCGATTTCCACTTGTTCAGCAATTATTAACTCTGTCTTATTCTCTAATTTTAATGATTTTATAGGTATTATTTCAAAGTAATCAAACCCGCCATTATCCCTAATATGACAATAAATAGGGTATTTAAATTCTTTTCCTTCTTTGTTCCAAAGATATTTATGCTTTGCCTTTCTTTGAGAGAAATTAGTAGTTGAACCCACATATACGACTTCTTTGCTTTCCATTTGTCTGATATGATAGATAACAGACTTACTAAAATTTTGAGAGCGTCCCATTCTATTCCATTCTAATCTTTAAATCAATTCTTTTAATCAATTGGTGAAGTTGGAAACGGTGTCTCGGGCGTCCACACACTCGGGAAGTCTCTAAGCTCCTGACGGTATACTATCCATTTGTCTCGTTGCGGGTAGTCAGGTAAGGCACAGAAATCACTCGCTTGTAACAGCCTATCACGCTCTTCACGCATATTTTCTTTAAAGTATTCTTCTTTTATTACTTCCCAATATGCTTTGAGTTCTTCGTCGCTTGGTTTCGATATATCTGTTTCAAACCATTCTAAAGTATCATAAGTATCTTTGATAAAAAATTGTTTATTTGGATATTTCATTGTGAGTGTAATAAAGTAATCCATTATATTATCATTAGAAATTAAAATGGAAGCATCTCCATTATTATGGTCAAGAAGTCATTAGTAGCGTGTCCAAGCTGCGTGGTATTACGAGTTAATAATAAAGAATAAGTCCCAGCAGGAACATTTGTCACATAATTAGACTGACTAAATGACATATGAACCCCTGCCAAGTTGAAGAATTGTCTCAAATCTCCAATCAATATATTTGAACCTCCCGCATTTGGAACCGCATATAATTCAAATATACCAAGAAGGTTTGTAGAACCTTTAGCAGCCATATGAAAATCAAGAATAAAATTACCTGTAATCACTACATTCGTCGCAACCGTTACTTGTGTTGCGGTACTACTATTAGGAAACCTATTAGTTACATTATAAACGGGTTTTAGAACATTCCATTTTGGACTGGTAATATTCCCGCCGAATTGGGCTACGTTTGTGCTTGTATTTAATATAAGAGGCCACTCTCCATTTACTTGCGTCCAAGCTTCGCTATTGGACACGCCACTAAGAAAATACATATTGTTATCGTTCATATGTATCATTCCCGAACGAGCGTCTGTATCTTTTAAAGTAATCGTTGGTTTTTCTCCCGTAATAACTAAACCTTCGCTTTGCCCGTCCGCATCACCTATATCTACCCTACCACTCGAATCGATAGTAGAAGTATTTAAGGTGCTTGTATTTACACTGGAAAAATTTACGTCTGCTGGTAAAGCGCTACCTGCTGAACTAATTGTATTACCTACAATCGTGATGTTTGTTCCCGCAGTCAATACGTCTTGTTTTGTAGCCAATTCTTGTTGTGTAACATCTCCACCGCCATTATTTGACAAATCAATCAACTTCTCATAAATATCTAAATCTTGAACAATTAAACTATTATCCACAATAAGGTTATTTCTGAAATACGAGTTTCCAGACACATCTAACTTATTATTAAATGATAAATCATTATATTTTACACCTATACCAAGTGTATTTACATGAGTTATATATACATTATCTGACGCATCTCTTAACCAAGATGTATCCGTATAATTCATTGAGGAAGAATTATTTCCACTTAAATATAAACCACCTGAAATAGTTAAAGAAAAATTTTCATTTACATCACTTGTACCAATACCAATTGGTGTAGAATCATAATAATATGTATTTCCAGATGGTTCAAATATACCTGACATACCATTATTTGACAAATCAATCAACTTCTCATAAATATCTAAATCTTGAACAATTAAACTATTATCCACAATAAGGTTATTTCTGAAATACGAGTTTCCAGACACATCTAACTTATTATTAAATGATAAATCATTATATTTTACACCTATACCAAGTGTATTTACATGAGTTATATATACATTATCTGACGCATCTCTTAACCAAGATGTATCCGTATAATTCATTGAGGAAGAATTATTTCCACTTAAATATAAACCACCTGAAATAGTTAAAGAAAAATTTTCATTTACATCACTTGTACCAATACCAATTGGTGTAGAATCATAATAATATGTATTTCCAGATGGTTCAAATATACCTGACATACCATTATTTGACAAATCAATCAACTTTTCATAAATATCTAAATCTTGAACAATTAAACTATTATCTACAATAAGGTTTTTTCTAAAATATGCATTTCCGCATACATCTAGTTCTAGTTTATTAATGAATGATATATCATCTTTTATTTTATTTATTTTTTGGTTTAAAGTTAGCATTATAACAACAAAATAAAATAAAAGGCTGATTTATCCTAATCGATTTCTTCGATATTGGGTTCTGAACCAGGTTCCGAAACATCCTCAGTAGATGTTCCGACTGATTTCATATATTCTTGTAGTTCTTGCTCTTTGGTTTTGTACACATTAATAGATTCATCGTTATGTGTTGTTAGCCATTGGATTTCTTCATTGATTTTTTGTAATACATTTTCCTTTTCAGCAATAGATGATTGTTCCATCTGACTTTTTATTTGATATAAACTTTGTTCATAACTTTGCTTTGTTTCCAAGGTCATCTTATATTCTTCGTCTTGGGATTTATACAATTCGGCATCTTGTACCATTTTTTCAATATCAGAATCTGATAATCGACCTTTATCGTTTTTAATTTCGATTTGCATTTCTTTACCAGTGGTTTTTTCTTTGGCACTCACTTTAAGAATACCATTAGCATCTACTTCAAACGACACCTCAATTTGTGGTTGACCGCGTGGCATAGGTGGGATTCCTTCTAACAAAAATTCACCCAGTTTATTATTGTCTTTGGTTTTTACCCTTTCACCTTCAAATACTTGGATATTTACAGCCGGTTGGTTGTCAGAATAGGTTGAAAAAATTTGAGTCTTTTTTACCGGAACAGTAGTATTACGATGAATTAAACTGGTCATTACACCACCAGAAGTTTCTAAACCAAGGGATAAAGGCGTCACATCAATCAATAACAAATCTTTTAATGCTTCGGATTGATTATGTCCACTTAAAATTGCGGATTGAATGGTAGCACCATATGCAACCGCTTCATCTGGATTGATGCTACGACATAATTCTTTACCACCAAAAAAATCAGACAATAATTGCTGGACTTTTGGAATACGAGTAGAACCACCCACCAAAACAATTTGCTGAATTTGTGATTTAGATAATTTACTATCACGAATGACCTTTTCTACTGGTTCCATACATTTCCGGAAATAATCCATATTCATATCTTCGAATTTGGCGCGACTAATAGTAGTGTTATAATCCATACCATCAATCAATGAATCAATTTCAATGCTAGCTACTGTAGACGATGACAATGTACGTTTGGCACGTTCACACGATGTTCTTAGACGTCGCATTGCCCGTTGATTGTCCGTTAATTCTTTTTTATATTTTCGTTTTAATTCTTGGAGACAATAATCTACCATTCGATTGTCAAAATCTTCACCACCTAAATGGGTGTCTCCAGCGGTTGCCTTGACTTCAAAAATACCTTCGTCAATCGATAAAATACTAACATCAAAGGTTCCGCCACCCAAATCAAAGATTAAAATATTTTGTTCATCTTTTTTGTCTAGACCATAGGCAATTGCTGCGGCGGTTGGTTCATTGATAATACGTAAAATATTTAATCCAGCAATCGCCCCCGCATCTTTGGTCGATTGTCTCTGACTATCATTGAAATAGGCGGGTACCGTAATGACCGCATTTTTCACTTCTTTACCAAGATAGGCTTCGGCAATTTCTTTCATTTTAATAAGCACCATCGAAGATATTTCTTCAGGTGAAAATGTTTTTTCTTCCCCTTTATAGGTTACTTGGACGTTGGGTTGATTTGATTTTCCTTCTACTACTTTGAAAGGCCAATATTTCATGTCTTGTTTCAAATCGTTCATAGTGCGTCCAATCATCCGTTTTGCGTCAAAAATGGTATTGGTTGGATTCATAGAGACTTGATTTTTTGCCGAATCGCCAATCAATCGTTCTTTTTCATTGAAGGCTACGTAAGAAGGCGTTGTACGATTTCCTTGGTCGTTGGCAATGATTTCAACTCTATCATTTTGCCAAACGCCTACACAAGAATACGTTGTTCCAAGATCAATACCAATTGTTTCCCCATCCATTGGTATTCATCCTAAGTTCTTTTTATATTTTAATAATATAATTATCATTAGATTCTACACAAGGTTTGCGAATATTTTGTATATATAAGGCTTCCCATTTCATAGAATGATGAATAATAATATTTGAGTAACATAATTGGTCATTACCAGAAATATTCATTTTTATAATATTATTTCGGTTATATAAATATTGACTTATGTTAGATAAGGCCTGTTTATTGTTGTATCTATAATCTATTTCCAAAAACAATAACCAACCAGTGGTAACATATTTTATCATATCTTGAAATTGTGTATCTTCTACGTAGGTGACATTATCATATTGTTCACGATTGACGTAATCAGTGCATATAATATTTACTTTATAAGATTGTTCCAATATGTGGGGTATTAGTTCACCATTATGTATAATAATAGTTAATATTGGTTTTGCTATATAATAAGTATTACACAAAGACAACGCGGTTCGTTCAAATGCGTGTTCGATTTGTCCGTCGTGTATCATTCGTGTTTGATAATGATGTTTAAATTTGTGGAAAATTTCTTCAATAGGTCGTTTATATATATGTTGTAAATAAACATAGTCGTTTTCATCAGGTTCATTCAACAATGGATACAAACGTTCATCGCCAAAGATAAGATCACAAATGCTTTTTTTCAAAATATATACATTTCCTTCAATAAATGCGTTTTTATGTGGGTCATTTACATTCAAATATTGCTTCAATTCATTGGTATAACTATAATTAAAATCCACATTTTTTGTTTGATTCATCATTTTTATATTGTATTGCCTGTACAAGGTATATGCCAAGTTTGGAAAATATCCTTCGTAATCATATAAGTTAGAGACAATATGATCCATATTATCAAATAAAGTATCCATATAAATATGTCTCAAATGGGGGTCGGTTTTAGAATGCATAAAATAAATATAATCATAAGTAATATCTTTGTCTTTCAAGTATTTTACCATCATCATTTTAGCACCTATATCTAGTCCATTGTTTGGTATTTTTAATATAGTCATATGACTATATACTTTTTCTAAGAATCCAATAGAATAGGTCACCACAATATGAAAATACTTGGATAAATCAAACAAATAATAATCGTATATAGCACTAAATTGTGATATATCAAAACAATGTAAATGAACAAACAATGGTTTTGAATATACCTCATATTGTTCGACATTGTATTCCATTGGTTTTTGACGTATACATTTCAAATTTACCTTGTGAAATAATAATTTATATTTCTGTTCGTTAAAATAATTCATAATCGTTCTATTCATTGTAACATCAAATTGTTGATTCAAATCTTTTATAATAGTATGTTTTTTTTGACATTGTTCAATATGGTATGATATTTCAGAATAATCCCCTACAATAGGATTTATGAAAATGACTCTATCATTGTATTGTTGTTCATCTTGATTCAGTTTAGGACTTTCACTAATGATCACATTATTAAACGGCAAACATTCATTCAGACGTGTTGTCTCTAATAAACTATTGTTATAATAAGAAATATTCAAAATAATTTTACTTTTTTTAATCAGTTCATTTAATTTTTCGCCAAACACATTGGTCACTATGGTTATGTTGAACTTTTTTTTTAAATCGCCTAATATTTTGTTACGTCTTTCATTGAGTGTTCCATAAAATAAAATGTCAATGTGATCGCTCGTGGAAATAGGTGGTTGGAATACATGTATTTTGGATTGGATTTGGTCGTTATAATATTTTAGATTATAGGAGTTGTAATCATAAATATACATAGCATGTTTGAATAATTCAATGTATTTATGTATATTCACATTTTCAATAAGATTTTCCAGTTGAAAAATAACGTATTTACTATCTTTCAATAAAGAATATATGGATGGATTTAATCGACTATAGGACAAAATAAATAATATATTTTTTTTGTATTTTAAATTTTTATTATAAAATAACATTTCATTTACATCATGTATCAAATGGGTCGCAATATTTTTGTCGTTTAAATATTTATTTATATTTTTTGCTAAATTGTATTGATATACGTTATAAAATATATCGATGACAATAGACATTAAACATAAGTTATATATTATAAATACAAAATAAACGATTAATATATATGTGTGATTATACCTTAAGCGAATTAGAAATATTTTTTTATGATGATATTTCTGAAAATGACACCAATTATTCTACTTATGAAGATTTGAATCATTTGTCTCTAACCGAACTATGGAGACATGCTAATATGTTTGGCTATAAAGAACAGCGAATTATTTTTAATGATTGTTCTTATAATGATGCGTTTTATTGTAATTATTTAAATACTTATAGGACACAAGTATTGAACGTAGACCCTTATTTTAATTGGCAACTATACATACAAAGTTATAGCTTAGCTATAAATAGTGAATATTATGCATTATTGGATTTTATGGACCGACGGAATTTAGAACCTTGTGCGTCTGTATCGTCATCCAATACATTAAGTATTTCAAGTACCAAAGCACATTATACAATAATAGGAGAACAATCCAGTTATCAAAAAGAGCAGTTTATGTTTCATTATGGGTCTGGTCAAACGTCAACCAATTTGTTTGGTATGGTAGTTCCGTTTAAATCTAAATTGCTAAGAGGATATTTTATGTATCACTATGACGAAGAAGATGTAACTTCAGATTTATCATATAATACAAACGATACCTATATAAAATTAAAGTTATACATAGATGGTTCTAATACAAATTATTATATAGAAGAAATGCTAGACTCTTCAAAACATATGGTGGTTGGAATGTTTAAAAGTGAAGATAGTTCATACAATGGATGTATTATCCAAAATACGACAATTGAGGTAGAACAAAACTCCATATTATCATGGTATTGTGAAGAGTTGAATTCAAACATAGGGGATGATTATACCGAACGTCCATATAATCCTTCTAGAAATAGATTTATCGTTGTTTTAGAATCATTATAATATAAAAATTATATATGATAGAAGAATTAAAGATTTATTTTATTGAAGAATGTAATACATCAACACTTGAGTTCAAATACAAATCGTATCCCGATTTATCAGGAATGACCAACAACCAATTATGGAACCACGCGAACGATTATGGTTATAAAGAACAGAGACAAATATTTCATGATTGCTACTATAATAGTTTGTTTTATGATTATTACTTAGCGGATTATCGAAAAATTGTATTGTACCATAATTCACATTTTGATTGGAAAATTTACAAACCTACAAGTGAATATGATGCTCTGATACAGTATATAAATCAGTGCGACTTGTCTTACAATGATCTTTTAGACGATGTATCTTATACAAATCCACATTATTCGCTTGTGGCTGAATGTCCCAATTACGATTATCAAACATTTCCATTTGCTTATGGAGCAGGTCAATGGTCAAGTGGTTTTTTTGGGGTAATTGTTCCATGTAAATCCATATTGAAACGAGTATATTTTATGTATTTATACGATGGTTATGAGAACTATGAAACCAGCGAATTTTTAGATGTATATGATTTTAATTCATCCAGCGTACGTATTAAGATGGATTTATATATCAATGGAATCATGAGTGATTATTATGTGGAAGAAACGCTTGATGCTAGTAAAAATATGTTGGGGGCATTATTCAAGAAAAAAAATATAAATGGTCCAACCATAAGTGTTGACTATGATGAAATTATAATAGAAGAAAATTCAGTGATTTCGTGGTTTTGTTCGGACTTATTGTCTCAAACTACCAATCGCGAATATACCAATTACCCATACAATCCAGCTAGAAATAGATTTATAATGATTTTAGAACCTTATAATACGCGTTATGTCTCTAATCCAAATATTGATTTGGAAACTATAAAGAGTGATATTGAAATGAATCAATATAATATTTCATTAAAACAAAATAAATTAAATGCTGGAAATAATATAAAAATAGTAGACAATATTATTTCTGTGGTTGGTGTAAGTGGTGTAGAAAGTAATTTTTATTATGTAAATCAACTACGAAATGACGTAGATAGTTCTTTTGTTGAAATAAATGATTTAATAACCAATATAACAATAACAATAGATATTGATCTGAGTAACTCTGTATATGATTTATCTAGCAGCGTAGAAGCATTATATTTAGATGTATCTAACCTAAACATAAGTAAACAACCCAATATTAACGAAGGTGATTTATCAATTAGCGATACTTCTGGACTAGAACTTGCGTTATCTAGTAAACAACCTAATATCAATACAGGTGATTTATCGATTAGTGATACTTCTGGATTAGAACTTTCCTTGTCTACTAAACAACCTAATATCCATGAAGGAGACTTGTCGATTAGCGATACTTCTGGACTAGAACTTACCTTGTCTAGTAAACAACCTACTATCCATGAAGGTGACTTGTTGATTAGCGATACTTCTGGACTAGAACTTGCGTTATCTAGTAAACAACCTAATATCCATGAAGGTGATTTATCAATTAGCGATACGTCGGGGCTAGAACTTGCCTTGTCTAGTAAACAGTCCACTATCAATGAAGGAGACTTGTCGATTAGCGATACGTCGGGGCTAGAACTTGCATTGTCTATTATAGATACTTCATTTGGCGAAGTAAATAGCGCTTTGTCTATTATCGATAGCTCATTTGGCGAAGTAAATAGCGCATTGTCTATTATAGATAGTTCATTTGGCGAAGTAAATAGT